AGATACCGGTAATGTCATAGATTTGTTGCTTAACTTGACCCATAGCTTGATACGCCATGTTTAATTCGTTATCAATAGGAGTTAAGTCTACAAACGTTACAGCTCCTTGCAAACCACCTTTTTCAGCAAAGGCAGCATAGTTTTTAACAGGGATAAGCGTATTGTTATCGCCCTCTGTAAATAAACGATTAAGGTCAGGATTAGCAGCATCATAGAAGCCACGAACCTTTAGCGCATCTACCAAACCTTTAATACGGTCAGCCAATACGTCTAGCTCATTAGCTTGGTCTTGATACAATGTGTAATCAGGAACAGGTACTAGGCTTTCATTAGTCAGCGTAGCATAGATAGGTTCAGGACATGGAAAAAACTCTTCTAGCTCTAATGGGTCATCTCGCTCATCAAGAATTTTGCCCATTGATTTGCTAATCCAATATACGCACTTTTCTTCTCTATCCCATACTTCATAGACTAATGCTTGCTTAGTCACACCCTCTGTCATCTTTTGACGTGGCTCATCAGGTGAAGCATCCATTGGGATTTGTTTCCACAAGTCGCCAAACTGTTCTTCAGGGAATCGTTCTTTAAGTGCATCACGGTTCATGTAGACTTTACGCCATACACAGTTTACCTCAGGCCATGTGCGACCATAGCAATGACCAAAGTCACGCCAATGTACATAATCAACAGGGGCTTGCTCAATGTCTAAGTATTCACCCGTTGCTTCAGATTCTTCAGATTCTTCTGATACTTGTAATTGGTCTGTTTCAATCACAGGCTCATAACGAATCCATGATGTGCCACGACCACCCAAGAAGCGGTCATAAACGCAAGCTGTCAATGAGTGTTGGAAGTCTTCTGTATGTGTAATCTCAAAGTCTAATGCTCTTTCAAGTAGCATAGCAGCTACACGGGCTACAGGGTCATTGTCCTTGAACCTACGAGATACATCAGGCTTAGGCATACGGCTAAAGGTAGCGGACTTAAGTGTTTGTACGTTAGCCCACAAGATGTTGTAATGAGATTGAGCAGTCGTAGTTGTTCTATCATCACGATAGCGTTTTAGAATCTTATCAACACGGCCTTCCCACTTAGCAAACTCTTTCTCGTACTGGCTAAACATGTCAAGGTACTGTTGTACCTCTGATGTAACCTCTGATACTTTAGCCATGAGTTATCCTTAACCGAAGAATACAGTTGCGCTTACTGTGCCACCAATAACAACATACAAGCCAGCACCTGTTGATGCAGGGATTGAATAGTAAGTTGCAGCTACAGGTGTAAACGTATCAATCACTTTAGCAGTTGTTGTTGTTGTAGCTGAGTCGTAGTTAGTGATTGTAGGTGTAGCTGATGCTGCAGATACAAAGATGCCTAGCAAGTCTGTAGCGATAGGGCTTACATTTCCTGTTGCCGCTACTAACTTATAGCCACCAGTAATTACTGAATTCATGTTAAATCCTCTTCTTAGTTTGTTTAGGCTGACTAGCCCATAGTTCGTTTAGTGTTACATCTGTCTGACCGACATGAATACCACGAATCGGTGCATCATCCACTTTGGGAAGTTCCACAAACTCTTGCATAACTTGACAGCCATAAGCAAAAGCATCGCTAGGATGAGAAGCCCAATTATGATTTGGCTCCCGACTAAATACATTATTAACTTCATCATATACATATTCCCAAGCCCTTAACCCTTCCAAGCCATCATCACAAAGTGATTCGTTAAATGAACAGCGTTGAATAACCAATCGTGCAGCATTGATTTGGTCTTGCTTTTTGGATTGTGGTACAACTTCCACCTTGTCAACACCGAAGTAATCAACAAATCGCTCCATAGTTGTATGGCGTGATTGGAATGTCTTGGCTCTTGCATCATGTGGTAGCCATATCTTGCCTAGTTTGCCTAGCTTCAAGATGTTATCTTTAATGCGTGGTATCCATTCGTCAGCATCTAATCCTGTATCAGCATCATACTGAAGCAAGTTAAATCCACCAGGAACACGTTGCCAATACCAGAAGCTGGCAGTATCTCTAAAGCCTAAGTCAGCACTAATCTCAATAGGATGAGCAAACTCATCGTAAGCCACATCATTATTAATACGACCATCTCTTTGCGCTTGATTGACAAACCTAGCTAGGATTGCACCTTGTGATGAACCATAAGAACCATTCCAAATATGCTCTGCTCTATCAGGGTCATTCTTAAAGTCAAACTCCATCTCGTCACGCAAGACTTTAGGAAACCAAGGATTGTCGTACCAGTTAGCTTGAATAACAATTGACTTTGGTGGTGGATTCTTTCTGAACAACATATCCACAGGGTCAGTCTTGTAACGAGGATTCCAACTAAACAGAATCTCTGAATTTTCTTTACGCAAAGTAGGGCGCAACAACTCAAGACTGTAAGCACTAAATGTTTGAGCTTCTTCTACCCATGCCCTATCAAAACCTTCTAATGACTTGATAGAGTCAGCAGTATGATTCTGCATCCCTTGAAAGATGATAATGCCATCACCAAACTTAGATTTAATCTTGGCATCTTGAACATCAAAGTACCAACCAGCGTTCATGCTTTCAATCTTTTGCTCAATCAATCTTTTTACTGATTGACCTAATGACTTCTGTATCTCTCGAACACAAACTGTAGATTCGTTTGGATTGGATATATGACGCTCTACTACATACTCACCAAAAAAGTGTGATTTGCCAGAGCCTCGACCACCATGCACAGCTTTGTAACGTGCATCATCTAATAGTGGTACTGCCCATCGTGGAGTTGATATATTCAACTTCATTTTTTGTATGGGTCTACTATCACCCTCTCAATAGTAGTAATGGCTAATGGACTATCCTCACTACCAGCTAACTCAATAGCTTTAAGGTCAGGCAATACTTTAGCAAGTAGCTTTAGTCTTGTTTCTGTTTTGAATTTGATTGCTTTTAACTCATCGTTACTAATAGGCATATCTAATGTAGCGTGAATAGCCTCTATATACTTTTGACCTTGTAAGAATTCCTTTAACGCTTCTTTGCTTTCAGCTCTGCGTTTATCGCCATAAGACATTGTATCCTTTGGCTTATTATTCAATGTGTTAGAGTTTTGGGCTTTCGTGGTCATGTATGTACATAAGAGTGGTCTTACGCCTCATAAAATTAATTAAAAGTTACGTTTGTAATAAACATTAAAATCATTGTTTTGTGGATTATAATTCCCACCTATAGCATTATCACCCCAGCTATAGTTTGCATCTAATCTATTAATGCCAGCGTCATTGTAATTATTGTATTTCATTGCATTAGCACCAATGCCTAAATTAAGATTAGAGTTTTCCATTGGAATGTTATATCCAAGACGACCACTAACAAAACCTTGTTTATTATCTTTACCAAATCCACCTTGCAACGCAGTAAGTCTAGGGTCAATGTTTTGCATAAATTGCTCTACATCAGTAGGGTTAGTTTGCCAATCAGCACCGTATTCCATTAATGCTTTAGCTAGTTTTGGGCCTGTAGGTGGCGCAAATCCTGTCATTATTGGCATGCTACTCTCCCATTTTTCCTGTCATCAAAGCCATTGCTAGCTTCTTGGGGTCTTTTTTTTTGACACCTTCCGATGCCATTTTCTTTGCTTGCTCTTGTGGGATACCTACTTTTTTAGCCATAGATTCATCATGAGCTGCCATTTCAAACATTCTATGTTGCTTCTCTGTGTATGGAGGCATATACGTATCCTATGAATAAAAAAAAGCCCAAGCTTTTAGGATGGGCTAAAACTCACGGAGATGAGTTATGTGTTGTATTGCATATCATATAGACGTGCGAAGTCCAACTGTGCTAATGATACCACAAATTAATGGTTTTGTCAAGTACTAACATAAGTTCTTTTCTTTTAGCTTTCTTTGTAGCATCATTAATGCACTATCGTAATAATATTCCAATACTCTTGTGTCCATTGTAGCCTTCTGAGATAAGTAAACAACGTATAGGGCGTTCTTTTGCATCATAGGCAGGTCATCTATTACTTTGTCTACTGTTCTAGCTGCATCATTGTCTACTTGCTCCCCTAAATCCTCAAATGAATTAAGTCCGCCAGTCATAAACCCAGTAGACCTTGTTTTATATCCTAATCCGCTGTTGTGTGATTTCATGTAATCACGCCACAAGTCTAAGTAATAAGTAACGCGACCTGCTTCCATTATATGTAATCCTCATATTGCTCTAGCATTTGGTGGACTTTATCGTATTCAACTAATACGACTTTGCACATTCCCCCTTTTACAATAGGTCTGCGAACAACCCATAAAAAATCTACTTGCTCATCATCTAAGAATACGCCAGCTAATTGTAATGCGTCTTGCACAGCCTTTACACGATTATCAATATCAAACTTGCGCCTGGTTGATGGATACAATGCTATAAAAATAGCAAGCCTTCCTGATATTTTAGCTTTGGCATCTATTGCAGCATCAGTTACAGCCTTCCTAAAGTCTATTGCTTCTTGTTTAAGATACTTTTTTTTGCCAGACATTCCCCACATGTGATTTACTGTCGGTGGAAATGGCAAGTCGAGCTTTATCATCTAATTGTGCTTTCAGTAGTCTAATTTCAGGTTGGTCGTACTCACGAATAATTTTGTTGTACAACTCACGCAATGACAAATATTGTGCATATTGAAAAATGTACTTTTCTTTCCAATATTGTATTTCTTGTTCAGGTTTCATTATCAATTACTTTTTTCTTTACTTTATCGAGAATATCTTTAGGTATCCAGCTAACATTAAATGTTAATTTTTGATAATCATGCTCATAAGGTTTTGTTGTACGTTTTGCATGAATACAATTTCCTTTGTTATCTTCAAAAAGAATATAACCGTTTTTTGGATAGCCTAGAGTTTTAGCTAATTCATAATCAAGATTCATTTAATAGCTCCAATTGCTTTTCTAGCAACTCTACCTCACTCATGCCTATCATAGCTTCAAAAGCCTTAACACCAGCATGAATAGCAGTACCATGGCCGCCTGTGCGATGATGCGCATGACATAAACCAAGCGCCTTACTCCAATGTGATTTCTGAGCAAGTCCGACTCCAGTTCGTATGTGATGTATTTCACAAGGGCTATATCCGTGACCTTGCAACTGACACACCACACAGCCAATATCAGCAATTCTAGCATAATGTTCTTTTTCCTGTTTCTTAGACAAAATACTCGCCATTCATAGACGATTGAAAGCCGCCATGATAATCAGGCTTGTAGTTTAACTTCCATTTAACTGTATCTGCCCTGTTGTAAGTTTTAACAACGTCTGGACTAATGCGACCCTCAAAGATTGCATCCCGTAATTCTTTGTGTAAATCGGGATAAATCATTTTATCAAAGTAATCACGTTTAGGATTTTCTGATGCTAAATAAGATTTAGGCCACACATAGTTATCTGCATTAATGCCTGTATATGCTTTAACAGAACGATATTCTTTGACCATTGATACTTTTGCAAATTCATTATCGTAAAGCTATGATAAATGTTCCCATGCTAAAATTTCGCTAATGTACATCGATTTTGCTAATGCTTTAACGCTTTTAGTGCCATCTAAAATATGTTGAAATGCTATTGCACGATTAAATGAAGTTGATTCTCTCATCATTAAATTGTAATTGTTTTCTTTTCTCATTTGTTAATCTCCATTATTCTGTTGCCTATCCATTTCATTACCGGAACTGCCATTGAATTACCAAGTGCTTTGTATC